TCAAATTGATTGCTTCATCAAATACCGGATTAACTTCCGCTGGTGGTTCAATCGTGGTATCCCAGATGATTTCTGCTCCGGGATTCGTCGTCGTCAAAAACTCCTTTTGTTCTTCTGTTCGTACGCGTATTGGTTGTGGAGCTGCTTCAGCGTCCTTAACCTTAGCCATTTCCAAAGATGATGCTCGCTTTCCCTTAGCAGAAAGTCCGAGATTCGCCAAGCATCGTCCAATTGCAGATGTCTCGCAGTTTTCAAACCAAAAATCCCGATCAACACCGCGATCTTTGCGAGCGCCACGCGCGTAACCAATAGCGGAAGGAGCAGTATCCGCATAGGTGCGGTACGCAGTAGCCTTGAAAACAACAATTCCCTTTTCTTCATCATTAGCGATTAACTCCGTTGTTATTGCGCCATCTTCATACTGTTTGTAGAAGTTATGGATGCGCGTGTCCACATCTTCGTAATCATTCAAATTGAACATCTAGTTTTTGCACTCCTTTGGCATAGTCGATTTGTTCTTGCAACGTCCACGTTGAACCGTCAGTCCAAGCCTGAACGTATTGAGCGCAAGGGTGACAGTAATGCCTGACAGTTATCTTTCCGTGACGCTTGCTTGTTATCTGCCAGATTGCCTGAGTTTGTCCACGCCAATCATCTGTGCCCCATCGCATTTTGCAATAATCGCACCAAGTACCGCGTGGCGATCTAGAAAGCATCCAAATCGTTCCAATCCTTGACTGCGAGTTCTCCGGCGATTGCGAAGTAAGCGACGGCATCCAGCCAATTATCGTCATGTGATTTAGTTTCCATGATTCTTGCGAGCTTGACCAATCCCATGCAGATTGCAACGTCCATCGGATCGATGTCTCGTTCAAGGTAGTCGCTCCACAACTTAGCGGTTCGTAACATCGTGAGGTCGTAATGACCATGCGTTTTTCCTCGTTCACTAATGATGTCCGCTGCATTAGTCAATATGTCTTTCGCTCGCAACTGCTTTGCCTCTGACATAGCCCTTAGCCCAACCTTCCTCATAACCTCGACGATAAATTTCCACAACAAAGTAGGCGACGATTAAACCCGTGATAAATAAGATCCCAAACCCATAACCGATTTGTTCTCCAGCTGTCAGAGAGTTCCACCATTTATTCGACATCAGCGGATACTCCGTGAACATCTAAAAAATAGGCAGCCAATACTTCGCGGCTTAATCTTCCGCGTTTTTGGCTAATGCCTAGTTTCTCGATTGCATATTTGCGGATGAATTCCGCTTTTACATAATGTCCTGCGCCGTCTGTGTATGCGCCGGATTTTCGGTCGTACCGAATCATGCCCTAAATCCCCTTTCAAATAGGATTTCAAATCCTATTTTCCAAGGGTCAAATGCTATTTGTCAAGGCGCGACACGCCCTAGCCGAATCGTTTTCCTTCGACGATGAATGTGCCATCTCGCTCGATTGGGATTGCCACAGGTTGCACACGCTTTCGATCCACATAAAGAATACCGAAGCCCTTTTGCCAATTCATAGTGCCACGCGTGTAATAAGCCTGCTTTTCATCCATTAAATGACCGACTTCAAACCCGGTCAGAATACGCCCTAAAACGCCGCCAGATGCCTCTGAGAACGACGAAATTCCCTGCCGATGGGTATGACCACACACGACGCTCTTTCCGTGCCTCTTAGCGGCTTCTAGGGCTGTTAAACCCCCTTGTGGTTTGATGCTTTGCTCGTCGCCATGAACCATGACCCAACCGGGAGCGAACTCATAAGGTTTAGTGTGATACGTGATGCCTAGTTGCTTGAGTTTAAGAAAACCCTCAATCGTCAGTTCTGGCAGACCGAGCAGCCCCGGCAGCCGTCTCGACAAAGCATTGTAAAGTCTGGCTGAGTGATTGGATCGACTGAGATGTTGAACTTGCAATTCGGATAGAACTTCAACAGTTCGGTCACGATCTCGACCAATTGTGCCAGACCACTCATCTCGACCGGATGACCATCTGCTAATTGTTTGGAAGTCGATCTCATCGCCCACGCATAGAACGTCATCAGGCTTGAATTTTCTGATGAAGGCTGCGACGTTTCTGACTGCTCGTTCATCGTGAAATGGTACTTGCAGATCCGAAATGACGACGATTCGCTTCATTCATCCTCATCATCATCTTCATAGGGAGTATGATCAGGATTTTCATGTGACCAATCAGGAATCCGTGGTATGTGGAAAGTGCTGGTTAAATAATCCATAGCATCTTCTTTACTCATGCCTTGACGGATTAAAGCCTCACGCGCTTCGAGGACATAAATAGCCCATATATCAAGCGGTGCAAGCGGCTTTCGCTTATCGCGTTTTGCGGCAGATTCTTTCTGCCGACGCTTAGCGGCGCGCTCTGCTTTTGTTGGTTTTCTTGCGCTCATTGGTAAGTAATTCTAATACCATAGATTCAAGTTTATCTATGCGCGACACGATATTTGATGCTTCCAATAATGCAGGCACTTCATGGCGAATAATGTAACGAAGCCCGCCGACAATAAGGGCAACACAAGAGAGAATGGCGGCAACGAAGCCAGCCCATTCTGCCGGGCTCATCGACGAACGCCGCCGATGTCGTCGTTTGGATTAAGCCAGCGAAGGATGACAGGCGCAATTGCAGCCAGACCGCTTGCAATTATCGCTTCCTGATCCCACCCTACTGTCAGATAAGTCGCTAGGCAGGCGGCGAGAAAGGATCGCGCCCAGCTTGCTAATAGTTTTTTTGCTTGTTCCATTGATCGGCTCTCCTGTGAGTAATGGGATTTTGAACATACTGCCATCTTCATCACCCTTAGCAGTAAAACTGACATGCATGTGAATCTTGTGAGGGTTTATTCCTTTGTAGGCTCTCCATTTGTAGTTTCCTCGCCAAGATGCAATTTTTCCATTGTAGATAATGTAAGAAATTCTTGAATCAAATCTGGCAAGAAGTCGTAACTGATCAGCCAAGTCGAACATCGTGGCTTTGTCGCCAAGATCCGCTGACACGTCGATGGCACGAACCCAGCCTTGAGCATCAGGATTGTGATCAGACTTACGCGCCTGATGACGTGCATCACCGATCCATCCGTCACTAATTCGACTTCTATCGGGGAACGCATCGTCAATCTGTTCTCTTAATTGGATTCCCGCTTTACAAAGTTTCGGCATTTATCCATTCGCCTTGTTCTTCGCTCCACTCATAAAATCCATCATCATTCGGTCTTGGCTTGGGTGCAGTCCACAAATAAGTTTCTTGATCCAAAGTCCAAGATGGAAAGGGTTGTGGTTGATAAAAACCAATGCCATCCCAAATGTAACCAATGCCAGCAAAGTTTTTATGCAACGGACGACCTTCCGGATGTTTATTGGCGTGTGTGTTGTAAGAAGTTTGCACCCATGTACCGCCAAGATTGTTTTCGCACCATTGTTTATCATCTGCAACAATTACGCGAATAACTACATTTTGATCGTTAATTTCAGCAAAGTGAGCCATAGTTTTATCCTAGATAACGGATGATAACGATCCCGCTTCCACCGTTGCCACCCTTTACTGTTGTCGCTCCGCGAGTTCCACCACCGCCGCCGCCACGATTGGCAGTTCCAGATGAACCATCAACAGTCGTGGATGCTGCACCGTTACCGCCACCATCCGTGCCACTTCCGGCAGTTGAGTTTGTAGCACCACCGCCACCCCCACCACCAGCATAATTCAGAGACGAACCACTATAACTTGAATTAGATCCGGAGCCGCCGTTTCCACCTGTATTGTTGTAAACGCCGTTAGCACCTATGCTGCCAGCACCGCCACCACCGCCGCCTGTTTCGCCATTACCGACGGTGCCGCCCGGTGATCCCCCAGCTTTGCTTGCTGGAGATCCAGATGCCCCGCCTGCTCCCGAATACTTTGCGCCGCCTAAACCCCCGCCAGCGGTTACGCTATTGAAAGATGAACTGTTGCCTGCGCCACCAGCCGCATTTGCGGTTGCATTTCCACCGCTGCCAATCGTGACGGTATAACCCGTGCTTCCTGTTACGGAGCTTGCTGTCGCTGTTTGAAATCCACCGCCACCACCGCCACCGCTACCTTGCTCGCTACCAGCGGCACCGCCACCACCGACAATTAGATAATCCACAGATAAATTTTGATTCGGAGTAAAAGTGCCAGAAGAAGTAAAAGTGTGAACGACGTAACTACCGCTGTATGTGATAGTTCCCCCGGTGGCTTTTACAGTTAAACCAAAACGGTTGAAACCAATTCCCTTTAGTGGCATTAGGTTGTAATGTCTCCTATAAGAATCCACTCATCGGTTCCCTTTTTCCAAAGAGATGCACCTGAGTATTGTCCGTTAATTTTTAACTTTGATCCGGATGATCGAATCGTTACACCTGATCCGGCAACAATTGTTGTTTGTCCTGCACCATATTGAATGATGTCGATGCGAGTGTTCGTTGGAAATGCAACGGAAGAATTAGGTGGCACGGTCAAATTGTTTGCCGACGCGTTATTCATTGTGACCATTTTCCCAGCATCGGTTAAAACTAATGTATATGAAGAAGTTTGAGCATTTTCGACCGCTTGATTGCCCACCGAATAATCAAATGAAACTGTTACTGCTCCGGAAGTGCCACCGCCCGATAATCCTGTGCCAGCTGTAACGGCTGTAATATCTCCGGCTGCCGATGCAACCCAAGCAGATCCATCATAAACTTCCAATGCGTTTGTATCCTGAAGATAAGAAACCATACCTTCGGCAAGAACGCCGCTGAGCGCGGTTGTTCGGGCGGTTGCGCTGGCAAAGACCATCACGGTCTGTTGCATCAGGTAAGTATTTACCTGCGCAGCGGTGAGAACGTCACCTGTATTGAATAACTTGTAACCTGCGCCTGCCATGTGTCTCCTTTAGTAGCTCAGGACATCCGTGCCGATTATACCGCTAACGGCTGAATCAAGCACGAACCCTGCCAATAGTGGTTCGGATGTGAATAATGTGGTCATAAACGACGATTGAGTGATGTCGTGGTGTATAGCATAAACCAGCGACTTTTGCGTGACCGTAGTATTGCCCGGCATTGTCTTGGTAACGGTGATGCCATCGAGCAGTTCGATGTCCACGCCAGCCTTAGGCTTATTAGGGTTTATGTCGTCGTAAAGGTTAAGTTGAATGGAATCGATGCGCACTTCAGGATCTTTGCGGGTGGCAAGGATGCCCTGTGCTTGGTTGAGAGCTTCGGTGTCGGTCTGGACGAGGATGCCGTCTCTTACGCCGTTATGCACGAAGTATTGATCAATCGAAGTCTGGTCATAGGCGGTCTGTGCGGTTCCACCTGAACGCGTCACGGTAATCTTGTTAAGCAGCACCGTGTCGTCTAAAGCGACGACGGCGTTTTGATAACTGATATTCGTGCCATTGTCATTGAACGAATAAAGGCTCGTCGCAGGTGCTTTAATCAAGTTTGTCCGGCTCTTAAAGACTAGATCGCCTTCACCTGATAGGTAAATCCCGCCGAACTCGCTGTTTTCGACTGTCTGTAAAGCCTCAAGGGTTGTTCGTGTTGTACCCGGATCTGCCTGAAGCGTAGAGTCCCCTGTATCGATGGCTCTAAGGCTCTCAGGGAAGGCAATAGCATCAAGGATGGCATTTACCCTAGCCCCGCTGTATTGACCCGCTGGTGAGCCTGTAACGGTCGAAATCGTGGCTCCTGCAAGGAGTTTGAAAGCATCAACACACCGAAGCACTACGGTGGACACATCCTCATTTCCTAGACGGAATCCGGTGTCATAAGATTGAATGAAACCGCTGAAAAGGTAATAATCGACACCAAGATAGGTCGCATAAATAATAATCTGCTTGAGCGGTACTAAATTGGGATAATAAGGGCTGAGGGTATTAGAAGGATTCCAATCACCATTCTGATCGAATAGTGTGATGTCAGCCGTACCTGCTTCGAACTTAGAAGTGATGCGATTGCGTCCGCGACGGATAGCCACGCGTGAGACTAAATCGGTAATCTCAACAGGCAGCGTTCCAGATCCCAATTTATTAGTGCCAAGGATGCCCTTAGTTGCACTACCTAGAATGAATGGGTTTGTCTCAAAAGCGGTGTCAGAATCAAAATCGACAAAAACCCTGATTTGTGGTGCTGCCACTAGATAGCCACCGATTCGATGTTAATCAAACCACCGGACTTTTGGAAGTTGTAAAGCGAATCGCGGATTGATTCCACAAGATCTGATTCCGTGGTCACGTTTCCAGCCACATTCACCACGACCGTCGGTGCGCCGTATTCGCCACGACCGAAGCCACCCATGCCAGCTGAATAAGGCGTTGGAATATAGGCTGAGTATTCGCCACGGCTTACTGCGCCCATACCGAGGGCAGCCGTAACTTGATCCGGTGCATAATTCGAAGCCAAGACCGCAGCCGCAATTTCAGCGACACGCGGATATTCTCCACGCGCAACCGCGCCTAAACCTGTCGGTGCAGCGATTGAAGTTGTGGTAGTCGTGCCTGATGGCGTTGAAATCGATGTTGTGCTTGTTGCCGTGGTTGTGGTACTAGCCGAAGGCATGTTTTTAATCTTGGTTGCAATAGTGTCTAGATTACTGATGATGTTCTTCATCACCGAATCCCAATCCTCAAAAGGATTCTTTGCCTTGGGTAGTGATGTAATACCGCCATTGACTAGAACTAATTGAGTTTGAGCCTTGATTAGTTTCTCGATGATTGTGGTCGCGTTATCACTTGCACTTAAAGTTATGCCTAGGCTTTGCAGGGCTGGTGCTTGTATTGCAAGAATGGCGCGTGTTGTCTTATCGGCTGCATCAGCCATGTCGTTATTGATGGCAAGCAGGGCAACGAGACGTAAGCGTTGCTCATCTGAAATCTTACCTTGCATAGCAGCAACGATTTGAATGTTTTGCATATCGAAAACTGTGCCAGCGCGCTTGAGGGCTTGTGCTTCCTTTTCGCGCTTAATGCGTTCTAATTCGGCTTTCTTTTGTAGTGCTGCTAATGCTTTTGCTCTCGCTAGCGCGGCAGCCTCAGCCTTCTTTCGATCTTTGTCTTGCTTCGTATATAAATCGCTCGCACCGGAAACTGACATTCCCATTTGAAAAGGTTTTGGTGCTAAACGGTCGGCTTTACCAATTTCACTAAGGATTCCCAAAGTACCGAATTTGAAAAGATCACCGAAATCAATATTGAAAACCCGCAAAACATCTTCGATCGGTTTTTTAATCTTAACCAAGAGAATTGACAAACCGTTAATGGCATCAGAGGCAGCGGTTCCAAAATCTTCAATCGCCTTTTGCGCTCCGCCAATTCCTTCATCTCCGGACAAACGTGCAAAAGCATCCACAAGCGATTTACCGACTGTTTCTTGTAAATCACTATAGGCGGCTTTGAGGAGATCGACCTTGCCCGCATAGGTGTTGAGATAGGCAGCACTCTGTCCACCGAATTGCTTATTCAATGCTTCCTGAAGATCCGCAAAACTCTTGGTCTTCAATTCGGTTTGTGTCAAACCAAGATTATATTTTTTAAGCCCTTTTGTATTTCCGACATAGGCTTGCGCTAAATCATTCACGACAGTTTGTAAATCAACGCCACTACCGCGAGCAGTATCAATCGCCAATGCCATGAGTTCTTGTGACTTAGTAACCGATCCAGTCGTAGTTAAAAGTGCCTGCAACGCTGGACGAAGTTCATCATCAACAATTCCGGTTTGTGTCTGCAATGATTGAACGTAAGATTTCAAACGCGGATCTTCAAACGCAAGCCCTAGGTTGCTTAAGGTTTTGCTTAAACGAGCAGCAGCCTTCTCATCATCAAGAAACGCCTTAACGGATTGCTTTCCGAATTGTGCGAGTTTCTGTGCGCTGAAAACTCCGGCAATAGTTAATCCAAGTTTCTTAAATGACTTTTCTAAACCACCTGTGGCTTTTTGTGCTTTGTCAAATCCCTGTTTTCTAAGTTCAGCAGCTATGACAACCTTGATGTCAGTTTCGTTCATTGCCATTAGACGACCTTCTTATTTGATTTTTGAACTTCCAAAATAAAGTTTCGTTTGGCGTTTTCAATTGATTGAAAGATTGCGTTCAATGCTTTGCCTTGATTGCGCGCATAGGCGGCATAAAGTAATCGACCTGTTGAATTTTTACCACGTCCAGAATAGTCTTTCAATGCTCCCACGCCATTCATCGCGCCTATGAATCTTGATCCGGCGTTTGGGTTATTTGATTGTGAACGCGCATCACCGCCCGGATTCAATCTGCCAGCCGTTTCAATAATCGCACCAGCGGCAGATTTGTTTAACAAAGAAAACAGGGATACGAAACCGCTTTTTTTAACCGCCGAAGGCGTGATTGAATAAACTAAACCCTTGCGAATAAGTTTTGAATCATACGACGGAAACGCGCGCGCTCTGCTTGTGCGGCTTTTGCGTTCGTATCCCGGAGAGTTCCAATTAAATAATCCACCGGGTGCGCTTGCAGGAACGTGAGCCCGAGCATCGGCAATAATTGGCTTGAGGGCTTCTCGCACCTCTTTGTCCATTTGTTTTTTGATGTCAGGTGCGAGTTTGTTAAGGGCTTTCCTAAGCCCTACGATTCCCTCGACTACTACGGGCAATTTTCCGCTCCTCTGACTGCTTTTTTAACACATCATAAATCGCGGAAAGTAATCCTCGATCCATGTTAATAAACTCACTTGGCGCGATACCCAGATTGACGGACAGTTCTGCTATCCGATAAGTCCAAGTGTCGCGCGTTATCCATTTGGGGAATCGTTGGTAACCTCTACTGATTTCAAGGTATCCAAGAACTTATCCCCAAACGGAAACACATCGGGCGCGCCTGCTCGACGCAGACACTCCCATGCAAGCCAATAAACGTCGGTCTGCTTCTGATCTTCGCGGAAAGCCTTGTAAAAACCTTTCTTAGCGTATTGCTCAAAAGCGTATTCTATGGCTGGCGTAATCTCATGTATAGATTCGCTGCCATCTGCCCTGACGACTTTCAAACTTGCCATGCCCTTATCTCCTTTTAGAACGTGCCGCTGCTTGCGACCGTAACGGTCGAGTTTAGCGTGAACGTGATGTCTTGTGTACCAATGTCGCCTACGCCACCGTTAATTGGTGTGAGGTTATTTACAAGAATATCAAAGGTATAAAGCGGATTGGTTGCGCCGACCGCTGTTGCTTTTTCTTGCAACATCTTGCAGGCGACAGTCGTTCCGAACGCTGCGTTTAATGTTGCGAGAACGTTAGAAGCAGCGGTGTCATTAAGGAATGAAACGGTAAGAGTGCCGGATTCCAATCCCTTTACAAACTTATGTGCGGTGTCACCCATAGCAGTTACTTCGAGTTCATCGGCTGCATAATTGAGAGTGACGCTGGTTACGTGGTCGCTAAGATCGATCGAGTTGATCTTAAGACCGACTTTGTTATTTAAGAAAACTGCCATGTGGCTTATTCCTCATCTTTCTTAGCGGTTGGTTTTGGTGCGCTTGGAGCTTGACCAATCTTGAT